TGCCCCTGCTTGATGTAGTCCTCCAAGTAGGTGTGCATCCTGGTTCCACGATTGGCCGCTTCGGTAGTAATTTTCTGTGCGTTTTCTACACCCACACGCCGGCGCCACTCGTTGAGTGCGGCCTTCTTTTCTTCGGGTTTGGTTTTGTCTAACACTGTTGTGACACTGGGTAATTTCTTCCCATCCGGAGTAGCATATAGGCGCTTGCCATCTTCAGTAACACGACTCAAAGGTTTGTAATCAAATTTTGGGTTATACACGAAAACTTTCTCCGCATCCACAGCGGTCACGTTCTTGAGGATTCGTAAATTCAAATCCTTCGTTGAGCCCTTGACGTACATAATCTATTTCTAGCCCTTCAAGATACGGTAAATCCTTTTGATCTATCAGCACACCAAAGTGATCCTGAGGAAAGGCAACAGATCCTAGCCATGATTCATCCACATATTCTAGCACATAGGCCAAGCCCGAACAGCCGGTAGTTCTTACGCCCACACGGATACCAATGCCTGTGCCACGCTTTTCTAAATTAGCTCGGATTTTTTTAGCCGCTGTGCTTGTTACGGTAATCATCTATCGCAGCCTTAATGGCGTCTTCCGCAAGGATACTACAATGAATTTTAACTGGCGGGAGCGCGAGTTCCTCTGCAATCGCAGAGTTCTTAATTGTGCTAGCCTGGTCCAGCGTTTTGCCCTTGACCCATTCGGTGACAAGTGAGGACGAAGCGATCGCCGACCCACAGCCATAAGTTTTGAATTTTGCATCTGTTATGATTCCATCTTCTACTCTAATTTGCAACTTCATCACATCACCGCAGGCCGGTGCTCCTACCATACCGGTACCTACAGTGGGATCAGTGACATCCATCTTGCCCACATTACGAGGATTTTCGTAGTGGTCGATTACTTTATCACTGTAGGCCATGTTATTTTCCTGTTGGGGATTTAGGTGCTTGTGGTGGTTGTGGAGCCGGCACAGTCGCAGGAGGTTTTTTAAAGCCGTCTATCAACTGTTGCAGGCCAGCGGCCATACCAGTGCCGGTAATAGTCATCATAAGGACGAAACAGATCTGTCTCATTAATTTGGTACCAATACTGTTCTGTAGCAGTTGCAGTTGCCATCCAACAAGGCTTCCCAATGGTAACCGGCCGGTGCAGGATACGTTGGTTGTGCTGGGGGCATGGTCTGTTGTTGAATGTAAACTGGTTGCTGTTGAATATAAACAGGAGGGCGAGTGGCTTCATACACAATGACACCGCCTACTACAGCCGGAGCTACCCAACCATAACCGGGATGCCAGTAGTAACGGCCGCCGCCGTGGCGCCAGTATTCAGCGTGTGCGTCTGTGGCAAACAAGGTGCTCATGGCCAGTAAGCTGGCAAATATTGTTGCAATTATTAAGTTTTGTTTCATTTTGCCTCCTGTCTAACTATATGTGATTATATAGTCCGTGTCAACCAATTTGGTTACTGTCGGCGTTTTAATGCCTTTTTGGCATTAGAATCTACCACGGCATGAGCTTGATCTACACTCATACCAGTTTCGGCTTCGGTGTTGCCTTTGAATCGAACCACTCCTGAAGCAGGATCCAGAGGTTCTAGAATATTGCTGAGAGGTTCCTGACTAATGGCATCGTTGAGAGTTTCTGGAGTCAGATTGACACCTAGACTTTTGGCTGCTTCAATAAAAGCAGCCTGGCTGATTTGTTTTTGCGAGTTTGTGTCGTCGGCGCGATCAGATAACAGGGTGGCCAAGCTGGCTAGTTTGGTAGCTTGGTTCTGTTGATTGTCTTGTGCAAATTCGCGTATCAACATTATCTACGGCCGCGGCCCAAGCTAGCGGAAGGTGTAGGTAATTCTTCTTCTTCGGGCGCAGGCAACTCGGCGGGTAATTCTTCACCATCCATTGGCAGTCCAGCGTCTGTGTCTGGGGCAGACATCATGTCCTCGCCTGGCACAACCGGAGCTTGTCCTGTGACCACACCAAGAGCAGATTCCAACTGTTGCTTGCTGCCTTGCAAGTTTTGTACCAGTCCGGCCAAGGCTGCTGTGGCATCTGTATTGAACTGTGCGCTTTGATCCACGCCTACTTGGTTCTTGATCTGATCGCACAAAGCAGGTAGATCTTTGAACTGCATGCTGGTGACCTGTTCTATCATTTTCTGCACTTGGTCAACCATGTCCTGACTGGCCAAGACCACCTGAGCCTGTTGTACTTCGCTGGCTTCACGCAAGCGACGGCTCAACCGAGTTTCCATGGTTGGCATGTTGGATGCCTTTTGTACTTCGGCACGTTGGGCTTGTAACGCTTTGATCTGATCGTCAAGGCTCTTGAGTTGTTCTTGGGCCTGGCGTTTCTTTTGTTGTACCTGTGCTGTCTGTAGAGCAGCCTGTTGATTGGGATTGGCGGCCTGTTGGTTGGTGCCAGCTGTGCCTACTGCTCCTTGCATGGGAGCCGGCATGGCCATGCCATCTTCCTTGATACGTGCTGTTAGGGCCTGCTCCAGCATGACCAATTTTAAATAGTTGGGATTCTGTTCGCTGCGATGGAACTCGGAAGTGCGGCGATGTTCGCTGACCAGTCCACGCACACGGGTCAATAAGTTGCGAGCCTGTTTGGTAGTGATCGAATCAAAAGCGATACGATTACCAAAATAGCTTTCAAATACCTTAGCGGCTTGTTTTGTTTGGCTTGGTACGGCCAGTTCTTGCAGTTTCATTTTCGAATCCTCGTTGTTGACAATATTTAGCCCAGTTTACACATTTGGTCAGTTGATTTTCCAAGCGTTTTTTCAGTATGATCTTGCTTTCCAGCTTGGTAGCTATAATATCACGGAAATTAGGATCAGAACTGTGCTCTCCCACCGCCGTACGAGCTGTTATATCTTGGTTTAGACTGTATAACTTGTTGTCGGTTTCCAACAATTCTCTTGCCAGATTATACACAGCATGCTTGTCAGCTATGCACCAGCTGAGTGCTGTGCGGGTACTGTGGAATTCACCCACATCAGTAGCACTACAAAATACCTGATATCCTGGACGACGCGGCACTATGCGATACTTGCCAAAAACTTCGTATTCGCCCTCATCATTTTGCCAAATAAGATTATCAACAATATCGCGAAATTCCTGATGGAACATGCGATCAAACTCTTGATCAGATTTTATCATTTAGCCAGTACATAGTGCATGATGAGCCACCCACAGGTAGCAACTAGGAATCCAATAATTCCTACACCCCAGGCCATGATTTGATCATTGCGTTTGTCAGCCATTTTGCTGACAGTTTCTTTGACCTCTTTGACCATGACACAAAGATCTGTGATGTGTGAACTCAACACAGACATCTTGTCTTCCAAGGCATTATAGCGTTCGGCACACAGCTCTACGTGTGCTTCCAGACTTTTCTTTTCAATTTCTGTTGTCTCTAACATGCTATTCTCTTTTATGCGGATCGTCCCTCAATCTCATTTGTATTATTTATAGAGACCAGCTCAAACCAGATGTTTTGTTCAGAGCCTTCTGTGATCAACATTGGCGCTAAATCGCTTCTATTTCCCAGATCCAACAGCATGGGCACTCCTTGAGCGTCGGATCTCAGTACACTGACCGGATCTAGGCTGTCTCCATAAACACCTTCTGCTTCGGTTTCAAATTCAAAACGCCAGGTCAGGCCAGGCAACTGTTCGGGTTCAGACATATTGAATATCTGGGTACGCATGCCAATGATCTGGGTCAAGGTCTCCCAGTTGCGCTGTTGATTTCGGGCTGTGTTCCAGGCCGTCACCGAATCAATAATATGCCCAGCCCGATCCTCAAATGGAATACGAGTGCTTTTAAAGTGTCCAGTTATTCCAGTCGGGGTAATATCAAACAAGGTAGTGCAGGCATATCGCATCTATTGAGTTCTTGATAATTCGTAAAGTATTTCAACCTGCTCGCACAGGCGGTTTAATTCAGCGTTGTCACGTCGTGATTGAAAAATATCAACCCAACGTTTTTGTTGTTCCAATTCGGCCAGCTCTCTTTGTAGTTCTGGATCTTGACGATGCAAGGTCCTGTGTGTTGATCCAGGATTGCGGGCATACACTGTGCGACCACCGTCAGGACTTTCAAATATGGTCACTTCAGTAATTTTGTTCACTGTCATTATGTGTGTATTTAATGCCAACAAAAAACCCTGGAGTTTTAATTCCAGGGTTTGTTGTGAAACTAGATCAGTTATTAACCGATATAGTATGTACCTTGTGTTGTGAATACAGCATTGGCACCAGAGCTGGACCAACCGTATGCACCACCAGCACCGTTAGCAGCTTGACATGCTGTCAAGAATGTAGCGGCATTGGCAAAAGCGCCTGTTGGGAACACAGCAACGTTCAATACTGTGTTGGCAGCAGGATTAACCTGATACATGGCAACAGTAGAAACTTGTTGGATGCTGGTCAATGTGTTGGAAATAAAACCACCAACGTTGCCTGCACCAGCACCTGTCAAAGCGGCATTGGATGTCGCTTGGAAAAAGTCTAATTTAGGACCTTGGAAGTTTGTTACAGCAGCAGCTGCTAAGTTACCTTGCTGTGAAGGTGTACCGTTTAATACGTCAGTAGCGAATACGGGTTGTGCGCCACCGCTTACGATTGTGATATAAGCCATTTTAAATCTCCTTTATATGTGGTCACTGAGGACCTGCATGTATTTACCAGATTGGTAAAAAATTAGGAGTTTGGTTGGGATTCTGGGTTGTTTACTGAACGGTTTGCCGCGGTAAATCCACCGGCCAAACGATTCACGGCCTTGGCCATGCCACCTGGAGTGGCCATGACCCAGCCTTCTTGACCTGGATGCTGTAGGTCTAACTGTTGTAATAGATCCATCTTGATATCGTGTAACAGGACCCAGGCTGTAAAGGTTGCGGCCATGCCACCTATGTTGCTACGTGGACTCTGTAGATATTCTACTATGTTGGCAAACTTGCGTGGTGTCACATGCTGTTGCAACCAAGCACCAAAACCGGCCAACATGTTGTCAAAAGTACCACCTACTCGGCTGTTGATGTAGTCAACACATAACCTGGGCAGATCTGTGATTTGAAGGGCACGCAGGTCAGCAGGATTAAACAGCTGGTCAATCGCGTCACCACCTTTGTTGTAGACTTCACGCAGTTGACTCAACAGCTCACGATTGACTCGTACATTTTGTTTGGCATACACCGGCTCCAGCAACAGGAGACCTGGCACTGTTTTAAATTTAAACGTGCCAATGGGTTCCTTGGGTGCTCCGGCTTCGGCAAAACGAGTATGCATGGCAATGCCTATGTCACTGGCACCAATTCTTTTGCCCACATCGCTGGCCACAGGTATTTTGTACTCTACTGTGTTGGGTGTAAACACATAGTTGCCGGCTTGAATCTCAGGGGTGTTGGTGTACAGGAGATCGCCTTGGAAAAATCCTTGATAACCTTTAGGCACAGCGGCCTCTAACCGGGGCCATAATTTGTCGTAAATAGGTGCCAGAGTTTCTACGCGAGTAGCAGGTCGACCTTGTGCGGCCGCTTCGGCATCACGTGCAGCCAAATGCTTGCGCACTTGTTTAGGACTCTTGAACATGCCGTCATAACCGCGTGCCCCGAATCCGGCCACATCGGTCAGGATGAAATCGCCTGATTGGTCACGTCCAAATATCAGGGCTGGTTTGCCATCCCATTTGACTGTGGTTGTCCGACCTGTGTCAGCTGTGGTATGCTTGATAATGTCCATGGCTCGTTTGATGC